ACACGGTAAAACCGGAAGATCTGATCGCGCACTGTATGAGATTCCTCAATGAAGGATGGGGATATATCTACGGGGCATCAGGCCAGATCTGGACGCAGGCCCAGCAGGACGCGAAGTCCAAGACGGACGAACAGATTCGTCTGTACGGGCAGCGGTGGGTCGGTAAACACGTTATCGACTGCAGCGGCGTCTGGTATCTGGCCATGCAGGAGCTCGGCAGCTATATGTACCATGGATCCAACACGATGTGGAACAAGTACACCGTCAGCAAGGGCCGCCTGTCCAAGGGTAAGCGCACTGACGGGAAAGAACTGAAGCCTGGTACAGCAATCTTCACAGGGATCAACGACGGAGACCACAACCACGTCGGTATCTACATCGGAGACGGTATGGTGCTGGAAGCCGGCGGCGTCCAGAAGGGCGTGATCACCACGGCAATCACTACATCGAAGTGGACGTGCTGGGGAGAGATGAAATATGTTGACTACTCCGGCACAGGTCCTTCACCTGAACCGACTTATCCGACTCTGCGGAAGGGATGCACCGGTGAATATGTAACTCTGCTGCAGACCAAGCTGATTCAGCGAGGGTATGACCTGGCCCCGTATGGGGCTGATGGAAAGTATGGGGACAAGACGGCAACGGCCGTCAGAATGTTCCAGAAGGACAAAGGACTGGTGCAGGATGGAGTGACGGGAGCGAACACCTGGAACGCGATCCTGTCCGGCCAGACCACACTGTACACGGTGACCGTGCAGCATCTCAGCAAATCGGTCGCGGAGGACATCGTCGGTAAATACGGCGGAACGATGAAAGCGGAGGGATAAACGATGGAGGAAACTGGCGCGGCGATCGCAAGGATGGAGGAACAGATCAAGAACCTCGACCGCCGTATGGGAAATCTGGAGAAACTGACGGAATCAGTCCAATCGCTCGCCATAAGCGTCCAACAGCTGGCTACACAGCAGTCAAGCACGGAGAGCGATGTGGAGGCCCTGACGGCTGAGGTCGCTGAGATCCGGGACAAACCCGCCAAGAGATGGGACGCCATCGTCGCGGCCCTGATCGCCGGCCTTGTTGGCGCCGGCATAGGACATTTTATCAAATAAGGAGGAGAACAACATGAAACTTTCGGACAAGGTGTACGACATCCTCAAGTGGATCGTGATGGTCGTGATCCCGGCCGTCACGACGGCCTATGTCGGCCTGAGCTCCATCTGGGGATGGCCCTATGCGGATGCGATCGCGAAGACGAGCGCCGTGGTCTGCACGCTGCTGGGTGCACTCCTGGGTATTTCCACCGCACAGTACAATAAAGACCAACCGCCCCAAGAGTGACGCACATCCATCAACGGCAGGGTGTGCGTCTGATCAAACATAGCGTACATACCAAAAGCCCCCGGACGATCCGGGGGCTCTTTTTCTTTTCCTCTCACACTGCGATGCGGTAAACCGTGACGCGGGTGTTCGGATGTGTTACAATTGGTACACCTGTCGAGATGTTATCCGAACACGGAGGGAGATCCGGAAGGGGGAGGCGCTGGTTCCCTTCCAGGTTGTTGACGATGATTTTCAGGTGATCATCATAAACGTAGACGGAATTGATGAAGGTCTCGATGATGTGCCGGCGGAGGAGCGGATCCTTCCTGTCACCTTTGTGGAACCGGCGGAGGAAGAAGAGAACACGGTCCCGGTCGATCAGCTGGGACTGGGAGTAGCGGAGCGTTTCGATGGAGACGCGGAGGGATTCGGCGGAATCCTCCAGATCGCGGAGGCGGGCGGAGGTCGAGGTATTCCAGATGCCGGCCTCGATCGCGTCGTTGATGTTTGAGATCTTCCGGAGGGTTTCGGCATATTCGGACTCCATGGCAGCGAGCGGGGAATTCTTCAGCTCTTCCTCCTGGAGGGCCATGACCGCGTCGGCGGTGCGCTGGATCTGATCCTCAGAGAGGACGACGTCCAGAACGAAATCCACGACGGAGGACTCCAGGTAGTCTTTCGTGAGGGATTTCTTCGCGCAGCCCTTCCGCGCCTTCCGGGACTGGCAGGTGTAGTAATAATGCCGGGTGCCATCCTTCGAGGTGCCGGAGTCGCCGATCATGGCGGCACCGCAGTGACCGCAGAAGGCTTTGCCGGTGAGCAGGTAATCGACAGCGCCCTGCTCGACATGGCGGGCGGTTTTTCCTCTCATGCGCTGGGCCTCCTCAAAGGTGGACTTCTCGATGATGGCGGGCATCCCGCCGGGGACACGGATGGAGCCCCAGATATACACGCCGGTATAACGTTCGTTGGTGATGATCCGCATGAGGCCCTCCGGGGCGAAGAGCTTCCCGCGGGAGGTGCGGAGGCCACGGCTGTTCAGGGTACGGCAGATCCGGGCGGCAGCCATGCCGGAAGAGTACATACGAAATATGTCACGAACGACGGCGGCCTCCTCCGGGACGAGAGCATAGCGCCCGTCCGGTCCGCGGGTATATCCGAGGATCTTTGTACCGTTATAGAGGCAACGGTGCGCGTTATCCTGCATCCCGCGGGTGACGTTCTCCGAAAGCTGGCGGGAATACCATTCCGCAGTAGCTTCGAGCATCCCTTCCAGGAGGACGCCGGCGGAACCTTCCGGGATCGGCTCCATGGCATAGAGCACACGGACACCGAAGCGGCGCAGCTTCCCTTTATAGATTGCGCTGTCTTCCCGGTTCCGGCCGAAGCGGTCCACCTTCCAGGCTATTATGGTATCATAAGATCCATCCGCAGCGGCGGCAATCATGGACTGGAAGGCGGTACGGGCAGAGGTGTTCTTATAACCGGAGCGTGCGTGATCGGCATATTCGTGCACGATGGTATAACCTTCACGGGCAGCGAAGGCGCGGATATCCGCCAGCTGTTGCTCGATCGACACATCACGCTGACCCGCGGAGGAATAGCGGGCATAGGCGACGGCCGTCCTGGGAGAACAGGACGGCTTTTTTGTTTTTGAAGGCATGGGGAGCCTCCTTAATTGATCAAAGCGGTAAAATAGCTAAGATTAATGAATACTCCGAGGGTTTTTGTGTTCAAAGCGACCTGATATCCAGGGGAGAAATACAGAACGGTGCTGGAATTGTTGCCGGTTTTCGCAAGGACTGTACCGTCTGACTGAATCTCCCAGGTGCCGACATGTGTACGACCGAGACCGGCCGCATCATGATCGAAAGACTGAATAAAGAAGTAACAGGTGTGATCCTCTGCAAGGTAGATCATCTCCATGGCCGGGCATCCGGTGGTAAGCAGTTCATAGTGCGCCCAGCAGCCGACAACATCAGAATCATCCGCAAAAGCGGAGAACGGCAGAAGCAGGGCGACGATCAGGATGATGGCGAGCAGTTTCTTCATGGTAAATCCTCCTCTCGAATCATATATAGTTTTGCATTAAGCCGTATGAGAACTGTCTTTTTTACGTTGATGCTTTTCAAGCAGATCTATTGCGTCCGACTTCGCCTGGTCGTTCGCACCGCGGTACACGGTCAGCAGATGCTTCTCATCCTGGGACAGATCAGAGAAATCATCATAGCCGTAGAAGTAGGCGGGAGTAGTTTGCAGGACTTCAGCCAGGGCAGCGATCACATCCGGGGAGTAGGTTTTTATATAACTGCTTTCGTACCGGTAAACGGTCGCCCGGTTTTTCTGCAGCCGTTCGGCGAGATCATCAACAGAAAGACCGAGTTCAATTCTTCGGTTACGAATTCGGTCAGCGATAGTCATTATTTCCACCTCCAGATTCATTATAAAAAATTTTCGCAGAAAATGCAAATTTGTTATTGACAAGTGCGACACATCAGATTATTATATGGGTGTCGCATGAAATGCAACAGAGAAAAGTCCATAGGAGGGAAACGAAATGGTTGATAAGAAGGAGCTTCGGAAGGCGCTCATTGTGCACGATGTATCCGTGCCGATGATCGCTGAAGCAGCAAAGGTTAGCGAGTCTACGGTGTACCGGTGGCTGGCGAAGCCGGAGCGGATCAACATCGGGACGGTGGACCTGATCAAAGACCTGGCGAAACTGGACAGGGACGAATTCACCCGTATTTTTTATCCCGAAACAGTCGCATGAAGTGCGACATTAGCAAAGGAGTGGACAGATGGAGATCCGAGAAGCGACCCGCCTGGTCATCAAACGCGGGAACGAGTACCTGGTCGGGCTGATCATCGGCGGGCCGGAGCTGCGGTGGAGCCTCTCAGCGTATGACGCGTGGTGGACGAGGAACCCGGAAGAGGCGCAAATGGTCGCCAGGAAGACAGGAGGAGACGTGTGGCTGTTCAATCCCGTAGCCGGTCAGCTGCGGGAGAGCACATATAACATCTGACAACTGAATAAAAAGGAGTGGAAAACATGAGCGGAGTGGACAAGAAAAAAGAGCCGATCACCCAGGAAAAGTGCGACGTAGCGAAGTTCCTGTTCCGGAACGGCAACTCGATGAAGGTGATCGCGCAGACGCTGCGGGTAAATCCGAGCACGGTGAGCAAGATCAAGACGGCGGGATTCGACCTGAAGACGTACCTGGAGAACCGGAAGGCGAGCAACCGGCAGACGGCAGAGAACAAGAAGAAGGCCGCGGAGGATCAGCCGGAAGTGATCGACTACACGACGGCACCGATCGAGGGCCAGATGGAGATGGACCTGACGCCGGAACCGGAGAAGAAACCGGAGATGAGCGACAGCACAAAGATGATGCGCTTCCTGGCCGGGCAGGTGGGCGAGATCGTGAAGGCGCTGAACGCCATCACCGAAGAGCTGAAGAAGCTGAACGGGG